TGGTTAACAAACAATTTATGAAATTAGAAAAAGACATTGGCATTTGGGAAGGGCTTATTAGAGCAGAAGACTGCCAAGCCCTGATTGATTATTTTCACAAAATCAAAGAATCTAAACTAAGCTACACACGATTGGACCTTAGAGAAGCACCCAGTCACAAAAAGAATGACGAGGCGGTGTTTGTCTTAGACCCAGAAACTATGCGTGTCATGCCTAATGAAAAACTAGTAGTTCCGTTTATGCAAAAATTTTGGAACTGCTACCGACAGTACATGGAACACTACAGTGTGCTTCTTGAAACAGGAGACCACCAAGTTAGAGCAATGAAGGTTCAAAAAACTCTGCCCGGTCAAGGATACCACATGTGGCATTTTGAATCAGACAGTCTAGATCGCAGTGCTAGAATTTGTTCTTGGGCTGTATTTTTAAACGATGTTGAACAGGGTGGCGAGACAGAATTCTTATATCAAAGTACTAGAGTACCTGCAACACAGGGCACACTAATGATTTGGCCTGCTGGTTTTCCTCACACACATCGCGGAAATCCTCCGTTAAGTGGAGAAAAATTTATCCTAACAGGTTGGATTGAATTCTAATGGAAGTTTTAAATTTGTTTCCTGTTGAATTTTTTGTTTTTAAAAACAATGCAATTGACAACACTAAACTTATTGCAGAGCTCGAAGCGTTAGATGGCATTGAAATTAAAAAATCAACAACTATGAGTCTTCTTGTTGATCTAAGAAAAAATGAAAAATTTAAAGAACTGTTCTCTTGGTTTGATCAGTGTCTTGAAGAAATTAGACAGACTATGAAATACGATTGCGATCAATTTGAAATTACTAACAGTTGGGTAAATGTAGCCTTGCCTAAGTATAACATGCATCAAAATTATCACAAGCACTCTATGAGTTTTTATAGTGCTGTCTATTACTTTACAGAAGGCTCTGCTACAGAGTTTGAAGATACAGTAGTTGATCGATCAAGAGCACAGTTAGAAGTATTACGACACGATTATCAACCGTGGGAAACTGTAGTGCCAGAGCCGGGTAAACTAGTTATTTTTCCTAGCTATGTTTATCATCGAAGCCATGCTCACATGGGCGATAAGGCTCGGTATATTTTAAGTTTTAATACATTACCGGCTGGTAAAGTAAACTATCAGTTAGCCACTGATTCAAAAGTACATATTAAGGTTGAGTAATGATTAAAAAACTTATAGTCTTAGGTGGTGGTAATGCAGGACTAATGTCTGCGTTGTATCTTAAAAAATCTATTCCGGATTTAGAAATAGCACTGATAAAATCTAAAAAGATAGGCACTATTGGTGTTGGTGAAGGGTCAACTGAACATTGGACTATGTTTGCTACCGCAGTAGGTATTAACATCATAGACCTTATCAATCACTGCGGCGCCACTATTAAAATTGGTGTTAAATTTGAAGACTGGCACGGTGACGGTACTAGTTACTTTCATAGCTTACCAGCACATCTTGTGTCGTTAGATTCATATACTGGCGCCGCAACTACCATGATGCGCCTAATAGGTGACGGTGTTAGTACCGAAGGACTACACTGGCAGTTACCTATGGACGGCTATGTCCGTGAACCCCTTACTGACTATTTTCAATTCCATTTTGACAGTGAAAAATTAAACAGTTTCTTAGAAAAGAAATGTGTGTCGTTGGGCATAACAGTAACTGAAGCAGAAGTAGTCGGGCCTATACTAGACGATCAGGGATTTGTTTCTCAAGTTATTGATGATCAAGGACAGTCTTATTCTGCAGACTTTTTTATAGACAGTAGCGGATTCAATCGAGTGATTGCTTCTAAGTTAGGAGCAGAATGGGTCAACTGGTCAAAGTATCTACCACTAAACAGTGCTGTAGCATTCCAGACTGCATATGAAGAAAAGATTCCGCCATATACTTTGGCCAAGGCAATGTCTAGTGGTTGGCACTGGCGTAGTCCAGTTCAAGATCGTTTTGGTAACGGTTATGTGTTTAGTGATCAATTTATCAGTGAAGATCAAGCCATAGGCGAAATACAAAAACATTTTAAAGATACAATAAAAGTTGGACGTAAGATTAATTTTGTGTCAGGCAAAGTTAATCAGGCATGGATTAAAAATTGTGTATCTATTGGTCTTAGCAGTAACTTTGTAGAACCACTGGAAGCCAGTAGTATTTCAACTACTATACAGCAACTTCGATTGCTATCAGCTTCTATTTGGAACTGGGGTCGAGATGACACTAGTACTATTAAAAAGTATAATAACGTAGTTGACGATATGATGTCAAACGTTTTAGACTTTATTCAATTGCATTATTTTACTCAGCGAACTGATACAGAGTTTTGGCGGTGGTGTAAAAATGAAATTACTGTTACAGATTTTAATAAAGAAAACATAGAAGTGTTTAAAAAGAATTTCGTTAATCAAACAGTCTTACCAGAAGATGGTACTATGCGTAACTTTAGAATCTACGACTGTTTGAATTGGATACAGGTCATGCACGGGTTAAGAATGTTTGATCAATCTAGCATAAAAAAATTATACGAAACTCGGTATGGGAAATACAGAACTGCAGATATGGAATACTTGTCTAACTTACAGCACGAACCAACAAATGGTTGGATACCTTGTCGACAAGCAGTTAACATGGTTAAACAATTATCAACTACTAACATGGAATATAAATTATGATTAACTCGCTATGCATAGTTGGCGGCGGCACCAGCGGCCTAATCACAGCTTTGATGATGAAACAAGGTTGGCCAAACTTAAAAATTACAATGATTGAATCTAGTCAGATTGGCATTATTGGAGTAGGCGAAGGGTCTACTGAACATTGGAAGAAATTTATCAATCATATAGGCGTAAGTGTTTCTGAATTAGTTAGAGAAACCGGTGCTACATTTAAGGTCGGTATTAAATTTACCAACTGGCACGGGGACGGAACTCATTATTTTCATAGCCTAAGTGAACAGTACGGTGGCATGGCAACTGAAAACGGCTTACCATTTACCTGGATTAGAGCAGTTGGGGAAAACTGGGATCCGTTAGACACTGTGTGGAAACTAAGCCGAGACAGCAGACATGTTGAACCATTACATGAAATTTTAAGTCAATATCATTTTGATACACATAAATTAAATGATTTCCTACATAGGCTGTGTAGAGAACGTGGTGTAGAAATCATTGATGCTGAAATCAATAATGTTGTTTTAGATCAACAAGGCGATGTTGAAAAATTAATTGATGCACAAGGTATAGAACATGCTTACGAGTTCTATGTAGACTGTAGCGGGTTTAAAAGAATTATTGGATCTAAATTAAATGCAAAATGGATCGATCGCACTAGTCAGTTGCCAATGAATAGTGCTATTGCATTTCAAACAGGCTACACTGAAGACATCCCTAGTTACACCGAGGCAACTGCACTGAGCAGTGGCTGGTGCTGGAGGATCCCAACACAGGAGCGATATGGTAACGGATATGTGTTTTGTGATCAATTTATTAACGAAACTAAAGCCTACGACGAAGTTAGCGAACACTATAAAAAATTAGATATCACCGACAATATTCAAGTAGGTAAAAAGATTAAATTTGGTGCAGGGCATGTTGAAGAATTCTGGATGAAGAACTGTGTTATGATAGGCCTTAGTGGAATATTTGTTGAGCCACTAGAAGCTAGTAGCATAGGGACAACAATTCAACAATGCTTCTTATTACTGCCGGCAATAGCATTTTGGGAGAAGGGTGACACTAAAACCGCCCAGGGCTACAATAAGCACATGTCCACGATTAGCAATAACATAGTAGACTTTATCCAACTACATTATTTTAGCCAGCGACAAGATTCAGAATTTTGGAAGTGGTGCCAACATAGTCTAGAGTGGACCGACTTTAACAAAGAAAATATAGAATATTTTAAAAAACATTTTGTAAATCCTCATTACTTTAATGCACCGCTGATCATGTTTAGTTACTTAAATTACACTCAAGTCATGCACGGTCTTCGAATGTTTGATCGTAGTCGCATCAATGCATTATATAACGAACACTTTTTAAAGTATAAACCTAGTATAGATAGAGTGCTCTTAATTAATGAACATGATAACATTGAATCGTTCAGTCATAGAGAATCACTTAACAGATTAAAAGAAAGATATGAC